AACTCTCCCAGAGAACTGGAAGTTGCATTTGCCTGGGCATCTGCAAAGGTTGCACTTCGTCCTTGAGGACGAGCGTAAATAATAGGTAACGGCATGTTTTTCGTTAATACTTTCAGTCACTTGCGCTACTTAGTGACTCAGCCAGTTTCAAGCTCTGCTGCTCAGATTTTCACCTGAGACAAGACTATATCATCATCCCTGAAGGATGCTCGGCGCTTCCACTCGCTTGAGTGTACTTCCTTGCGGAATAGTCGTTGAACCTTCCTCCACTGGAGGCTTGGTTGCTGATTGTCCTCGACTTGACGTTAGGAGTTTCCAGCAATTCACCGAGTTTTCGACAAACATTTCTGTTTGAAGCGGCTGCAAAATCAACCGCGAAACCTAATATTTTTTGGGACCATTTTTAGAAACGGATGATTATGATATGCCACATCAATCGGTGGTTTATCAATGTAATACTGCTTGAGCGCGTCATTCCACGCGGTCATAGTAGTTGCTGGAGATGCTTCTGCCATGATATATTTATAAGTAAGAAATCAGATTAATTAAACCCGCTGGCTTGAGTTGAAGGCACCCATCGCCCGCTCAAGAATCTCATCTTGAGTCAGTGGCGCATCAGGTTTCTTCGACGCAGAACTGCGAGAGGTTTTTTGTGAAAGTGTCCGATTTCTCGATCTCTGGACAGACCGTGAGGTAGGCTTTTCTTCGGCTACGGCTGGAGCCTTTCTGTTTGAAAACTTTGGATGCTGAAGAAGTTTCTCTGCTTCCTGGGAGTAGTAGTTCTCAACTAACCCAAGGAGTTGCTCATCTCCAAGCAGCTTCCCGGTATTCTGTGCATATTGAGATGCAGTTTCAAGTGCAATCTCCAGCGTTTTCAGTCGATTTACATAATCAGAGACTTTCTGTCCTGCCTCCAAAGATGCTTTCTCTGTCTCAAGTCGTTCGACTCTAGCCGCGAGATCCGACTGCTCCCTGCCTTGTGGTTCCCGACCGAGTACCTGGTCGGTGGCAAGTTCATACGATCCACCGAGTTTCTCCAATGCAGCAAGGTGGTCTCCTCTCTTGACAGAGGCTTCAATTTCTTCGTACTTTTTGAGTCCCTGCTCCCGTTGCTTGACTTCCTGTTGCCGACGGAAAATTTCCCGCTCCCGCTTTGCAACCTGAACGAAGTTCTTTGAGAGGCTTCTTTTTGATTCATCTTCCTCTGCGTCTGCGTCTGCGAGTGCTTCAGGTTCAGATTCCTCCTCTGTTTCCTTGGATTCCTGCTCCTCAGCAGCATCCTCCGATCCCGGATTTCCTCCATGATCAGACATGAACTGCCGGATCTGACGCTGGGATTCCTCTTCCAACCTTTGATCTTTTACTTCATCAACGTTGGTTTCCTCTTCCTCTTGTTCCTGTTCCTCGGCGAGTGTTTCCTCTGCCATGAGATTTCTCCATGCTTTTCATTGAAAAATCCCTGCTCGTCCCTTAGCTTGGCAGCACCTCCGGTGGTGGTGCAGTTTCCATCTCAGGAGGAAGTTCCATTGGACCCGGAGTTGCCGGTGCCATCTCCTCCAATACATCGCTCATTTCTTCTTCCATTGGAATCTGCTCTGGAGATGCTGCGTCTCCGGGCATCTGCTCCGGAGGCATTCCCGCGTCATCAAGCATCGCCTGTGCAGTCGTCAAGAAGGTGAGCATCATATCAAGTTTCTCCTGTTCAACTCCTTGCTGTAATGCTTCCAGATATGCAAGCTGCATCCGTGATTTTGCAAGTGTGAGATTCATGAGAGGATCAGGAGCAATGTATTCATTGTCATCAAGAATCTTGGAGATTCTCCATTCAACATCATTCATCAGGATAATCAAGGAGTTTTGTAATCTGTTCGCGTTCAGAAATCACTCCCATGTTTATGAGTTCCTGAACCGTTTGGATTCTACCGGCAGGAGTGGACGGCAGCAACGAGATTGGAAATGCAGTGAGTTGGTAATCCTCTTGTGCGAGTCGGACATCCTCAAATGCAGTCATCTCAAAACCCTTCTTCCTCATTGTCCTCACGGTGAATGAATTGCCCTCCTCCACGATTTCCTCTGCGAGATCCATGAACCAAGATGCACATTGCATGAATGCAGTTTCATAGCGCTGTGCAGTCAGCATATGCCGTTCTGTTTCAATATCAGTGTATATCCGCAACGCAATGCCACTGTCCAGTCCTGAAGGTTTCTTTCCTGTTGCACTCAGTTCTGAGATGCCACTGATTTCATATGCACGCTGGAGCAGACGATCAAGGTGATTATACACCTCTCCTGACATTGCCTGTGGAACATAACTGACAGGAGGTTGTGCGCCAGCATACATGAGGATGGTTCCTGGAACATTCCTGAGATGGTTTGGAGAAACCTTGCTGCCGATTGGAACAAAGAAATATGGAGATGACATCAGTGCCATCGACTGTTGGATTCTGATCAACAGAGAGTTGATCTCCCTCTGAACTGGTTCCAACTGTTCAACCAAGCTCGTGCCAGAGAATCCAAGCACTGCATCAGACCACCGGAGGAAGACAAATGGGAACCTATCATAATTCCAATGTTCATCAAGAAGAGTGACTCCATCGATGCAGATGACATGTCTTCCATCATCAGTGTCCTCACTTGTTGGAAGATGCCATGCCTCGAATGCGGTTGCCATCATCTCTTCATCCGAGGTATCAGAGTATGATTTCTCAACAAGTGCAGTTTCAATATCGGATGCACGTTCAGGAAACTGATGGATCAGGGATGCCTTGTGAGTCTCCAAAACCTGAAAGAGATTCCTTGGAGATGCATAGAGTGCCTCGTTGAGATCCCAGAAGATGTGGTTTGAAAACACACGCTCCACCGAGAGTCGATCTCCTGTTCTGAAGAGTTTGAGAACTCCCAAGTCCATGATACAGGCATCTGCAAATATCCTTGGCATGAGATCATAGAGTCCCAACTGCATGAAGATTCCTTCCATGCTGTCTCCAAGACGCTTTGCTTTCCTCCGGAGCATGTAATCTCCCTCTCGCGTGAGGTAGAGAGGCCGTGGTTTGTTTCGTCCAATCTTTGAGGTGATTGTATCAACCTGACTCTGGGCAACATTCAAACGCATCACACTTGGATCACGTCGCAATCCTGCCTGTGATCTCATGTTTCCTGATGCACCTAGCTGGGAGTATGATTTCTGTCCATACATCCTCATGAAATCTAGGTTGCCCTCTGTCCGTGAGATGTGGTCATTCTCAAGTTTATGGACAATATCCACAACATGATCACAGATTTCGTTTGTTTCAGACTCGTACCAGAACATCTTCGTCAGGCTCCGCGCTAAAGTATTTTAACTGCTCCTCGGATGGAGGTTTTGATGCCTCTGGAATCTCATAACTTGGCAAGAACTCCACCTCAATTCCAAATCCCTTGAATCTTGCTGCTTTCTGTTCTTGAAGAAACAGAATCAGATCCTTCACCTCTGCAATGTTTGGTTTCATCATCATAGGACTGCCTCTTCCAGTATTCGTGATGCACGAACTTGTGCCGCAGGAACCTCGACTTGTGCTTCAGGAACTGGTGCCTCTTCCTGCATCATCTGGGATCCAATCACCACCGGCGGGAGGACAACCATGTATGGAAGTCCCTTTCGTGCTGCGTCCTTGAGTTGGTGAGTGAGGTTGAGTGTCCATGCGTCAAAGGCAGATTCCGGGATTCTCATCATGCGACCCTCATGGCGTGGATGCCGTCCTTGTAGTGGACTTGGGACATTGGTTGCTCCAATCCCTTCTAACTCAACCTTCGCGCCATATTTCTTTCCAAGTGCTTTTGCTTGATCGTTGACGATCTGATCGTAGAAGCCTTTCATGCCCTCACCGCCAATTTCGAGGTCAACACCTTCTAGAATATAGGACTCCAGCAAATAATCTCGTTCCTCATTATCTATCAAACCTGCGTCGTACTGCTGTAAAATGTTTTCTTTATTTGCTGGTGACTTCAAAATCTTGTTTGCCGCTTCTTTACCAATATATGTGTGTAGTTTATTTTCAGGAACGAGTTCATTGATAGCCAGCAAATCGCTATCTTTAAGATTTGCAACCAATCTCGTCGAACTTGGGTTCCAATACACTGCATCAACCTGTTTACTCAAATCATAACGTGCGGCTTGCTGCGCTCCAGTGGTCCAGCCAATCTTGTCAAACTTGTTGTCTGCTGCCCATCTCACCATGCGCTTCAGTGACAGTGCAACCCACTGGTTTGTATCCATGATGAAGGGTGCAGAAGGAACTTTTCCCGGACCTCCTGGCATGTCTTCAAGAGGTGTTTTATCCAAGATGAGTTGTATCTCGTTGTATCTTGCTTTTTCTCTTGGATCTATTCTGAAAGAAGTACTTCCGGCATCATTCATAAAAGTATATCCTCTTTCAATAATCCCATCTTTTTCTTTTATAAGATTTGCAATCTCCTGGCTCTTCTCTGTCAGAAACCCTTTCTCACGTCCTGTCTGCGCCCAATCACTCTGGATTTCTTCAATGAACAAAACCCTTTCATCCTTCTTGTAAGACGATGACTTATTTTTCTCTTTAACAAAATCCTCAGCTTCCTCTAAAGTTTTAAACGATTTTGAATGGCTGTTACTTCCTTCCTCCCTCACTTTGAATGGTTGATCTGAATCGCTAGGAAAAATGCTCATATAAGGATCATTTTGAGGAATTACTTCCATTCTATCTTTTACATCAACCCGATATTCTTTTCCTGAAGCTGGTATCACTCTCTCGTTGAATCGGATGTGTGCAACAATGTTTGGCTCATCGTAGTGTCCTCCTGTGAAGTTTGCTGGATTTTCATCAGCATAATACTGATTAGCGGCATCTTGTGCTTCTTCTCTGGTATGAACAACATCAACTAACCTTTGATCGTTTGAATCAATGATCTCAAAAGACTGGAATCCGTCAACGTCTACTGATTCTTTGATGATAAACCTGCTATTCACTGGTCCCTTCGATGGCAAAGTCAGCACCAGCTCCCGGTAGTTCTCTCCTCCTGGAAGTTGGAGTTTGGGATCAGAGAATTTTGTTGGACTGTCAATCTTCGGTTTGAGATCATCAACTCGAAATGCCAGTGTTTTCAAGTTGTCAAATTCCTTCTGAA